CCTGTGAACAAAGTAATCTTCCGTGGCATATTGTTAATCCAAAAACAGAACAATGGGGATATTGTGAACCTTGTGGATATAAACCACCTTTATTGGGCAGACCTTGGGTTTGGGGTGTTACTGATTGCTGGAGTCTAGTAAGAGATTGGTATAAAAAAGAAAAAGGTATTGAACTTAGAGATTGGGATAGACCTGTAACACCAGAAGAATTTATTTTAAATCCAATGTTTGAGCAATGTGCTTGTAGGACTGGTTTTAGAGAACTTAGACCAGAAGATAAAATTATGAATGGTGATTTATTATTTATGTCTATCGGATCTCCTGGTTTAAATCATGTAGCTATTTTCTTGGATGGAGATGTTTTACATCATTTAACAGATAGACTATCTTGTAGAGAACCTTATTCTCAATGGTTATTGAAATGCACAGGAGGGAGGTATCGTTATGCTTCGTAAATTAAAACTATATGGAGAGTTAGCAGAATTTATTGGACATAAAGAATTCGAGGTGAAGGTAAATTCAATATCTCAGGCAGTAAGTTTTCTTGTTTGTAATTTTCCAAAATCAGAAGCGTATATAGCAGAAAGAACATATAAAATATTGGTTGGTGATTATGAACTGGGAGAAGATGAACTTGCACATCCTATAGGACAATCTGATTTACATTTTGTTCCTGTAATAGCTGGTGCTGGAGGAGAGGGAGGATTAGGTAGAGTTTTGACTGGTGCTGCTTTAATCGGAGCTAGTTTTATACCAGGGTTACAAGCAGTCACTATAGGAACCTTTGGTTTAAGTGCTCCTGTTGCCTTATCAACAGTAGCTGGTACTACAGGTGCTTTGTTAGCTCTTGGAGGAGTTTCTCAAATGTTAACTCCTTTACCAGAATCTCCTGATTTTTCTTCCGAGCAAGACCCTAGAATATCGTTTAAATTTAGTGGTTTGCAAAACACATCAAGAGCAGGTACTCCTGTTCCAATAGTCTATGGTGAAATATTTACAGGAAGTGTTGTAATAAGTGCAGGTGTTGATACTGAACAGGTAAGAGCATGACAAAAAATCCCAAAATTATTAGAGGTGCTGGTGGTGCTCCTCCACCATCTGCCCCACCCCAACCAACTAGAACTCCTGATACTTTACATAGCCGTCAGTTTGCCACACTACTTGATTTGATATCAGAGGGAGAAATTGAAGGTTTTGCTACTGCTTCTAAAGCTGGATTAACAAAAGGTACAACTGCATATAATAATGCTGCCTTAAAAGATATATTTTTAAACGATACAGCTATTTTGCAATCTAGTGCCAGCAATACAAGTCCTGCTAGTACAGATTTCAATTTTCAAGATGTAACGTTTACACCAAGATTTGGAACGTCAAATCAAGAACATATTAGTGGTATAGAAAGTAGTCAGTCAATAAATACTGTAGGTGTAACTGTAACAAATTCGACTCCTGTAACCAGAACAATATCTAACTCTAATATTGATGCTGTGAAGGTGACAGTAACTTTCCCACAAATACAAGTTGCCACTGATTCTGGAGACTTGCTTGGTAGTTCTGTTAATCTTCAAATTCAAATTCAATACAATGGTGGTGGATTTACAACTTTAATAGATGATACTGTTACTGGTCGTACTGCTGATGCTTATCAAAAAGAATATCGTGTAAATCTTACAGGTGCTTTTCCTGTTGATGTAAAAGTTGTAAGAGTTACGGCTGATCCTCCTTCTGCCAGTACAGTAAATACTTTTCAATTTACAAGTTTTACTGAAATTATTGATGATAAACAAACATATTTAAATAGTGCATATGCGTCATTAAGGCTTGATTCTCAACAATTCAGTTCTATCCCATCAAGAAAATATCGTATTAGAGGAATAAAGGTAAGGATTCCAGGAGCAGGTGCTAGTGGATCGGGAACACCGACAGTAGATAACACAACTGGTCGTATTGTTTATCCTGATGGCTATATTTTTAATGGAGTAATGGGTGCAGCTCAATGGTGTTCATGCCCTTCAATGGTACTTCTTGATCTTCTCACAGATACCAGATACGGATTTGGAGATCATATAACAGATAGTTCTCTTGATTTATTTTCTTTTGTTACTGCAAGTAAATTTGCTAATACTTTAGTTGATGACGGATTTGGAGGACAAGAAGCTAGATTTAGTTGTAATGTAAATATTCAGAACAGTAATGAAGCATTTGATCTGATAAATGAACTTGCAGGAGTTATGCGTTGTGTTCCAATATGGTCTGCTGGATCAATAGAACTGGCACAAGACAGTCCGAAAGACAGTTCATATCTATTCAGTCTTGCTAATGTTACTGAAGCTGGATTTAATTATTCTGGCAGTAGTCTCAAAGCAAGACACAGTGTTGTTTCTGTGTCTTACTTTAATATGGATTCGCAAGAAGTAGATTTTGAAGTTGTTGAAGATAGTGCCTTAATAACAAAGATAGGTACAGTTGTTAAACAAGTAAAAGCATTTGCGTGTACTTCAAGAGGACAAGCTGCGAGATTGGGTCGTGCAATACTTTTTAGTGAAAATAATGAATCTGAAATTGTTAACTTTTCAACTTCTATTGATAGTGGTGCGATATGTAGACCAGGAAGTGTTATCCAAATAAACGATCCAGTAAGAGCAGGAGTAAGAAGATCAGGAAGGTTAAAAGCTGTTGCATCTACAACTGTTATGACAGTTGACGATACAGATTCTACTGACTTACCAACAACAAATAGTCCAACACTTTCTGTTATTCTTCCAGATGGAACGATTGAGACTAAAGATATAAGCAGTATATCTAGTGGTGTTGTAACAGTATCAAGTGCTTTTTCTCAGACACCAAATGTAAATACTGTTTGGATGATATCAAATACAACTATATCTTCCCAGTTGTTTAGAGTAATAAATGTAGAAGAACAGGATGGTATTAATTATCTAGTTACTGCTTTATCTTATAAAGATGGTAAGTATAGTTTTATTGAAGATGGTTCTTCTCTTGCCACTAGAACTGTAAGTCTTTTAAATGAATTAAAAAATCCTCCTGTTGGTTTACAAGCAGAGGAAAAAATTGTTGTTATCAACAATAATGCTGTATCAAAATTAATTATCAGTTGGCAACCAGTTACAGGTGTTACTCAATATCAGGTTAACTACAGATTTAACAATGGTAATTATGTTTCAACAACTGTTTCTAGTCCAGATTTTGAAATTTTAAATACTGATATTGGAACATATGAAATACAAGTATTCAGTTTTAATGCTGCATTACAGTTAAGCGCAACTTCTACTAATTTGACTTTTAATGCTGTTGGTAAAACAGCACCGCCATCTAATATCACAAATTTAACGTATGAACCTATTTCTGATAAGGAGATAAGACTTAGGTGGGATGCTGTTCCTGACAAAGATGTGCGTGCAGGAGGCAGAATCCACATACGTCATACACCAAAAACTGATGGTACTGGTACATTTTCAGACGCAACAGATTTGGTCTTCGCTTTGAGTGGGGCTTCAACAGAAAAAGTGGTTCCACTTTTGGAAGGTGAGTATATTCTCAAGACACAAGACGATGGAGACAGATTCAGTACAGGTGAAACAAGTATTGTTATAGATTTGCCTGAGTCACAACCAAAACTATTAGTACAGACAAGAAGAGAAGATTTGGACAGCCCTAAATTTCAAGGTACTAAAACTAATGTTGGATTTGATTCTGGTACAAATTCAATCAGTTTAGCTGGTACAGGTAATTTTGATGACAGTACAGATATTGATTCAGAAACCTCAATTGATGATATTGGTGGTGTTTCAACAACTGGTACATATTTATTTAATGAAACTTTGGACTTAGGTGCTGTATTTAGTCTTGATCTAAGAAAACTAATACAAACAGATTCTGTATATTCATCTGATTTAATTGATTCAGTAACAGATATTGATGCAAGACAGGATTTTGATGGAGTTTCAAGCGTTGACACAAATGCCGAGGTTTTTGTTCAGACTTCTCAAGATGGCAGTAGTTATTCAGATTTTCAAAAGTTTGCAAATGGAACATTTAAAGGTAGGACATTTAAATTTAAATGTGTGTTATCAACGCAAGATACAAACCAAGATATTAGAGTTAGTCAACTTGGATATTTTGCAGAATTTCAAAGAAGAACAGAACAAAGTACAACAACCATTGCTTCAGGTGCAGGGGCAAAATCTATAACATTTGACCATCCATTTTTCACAGGCACAAGTGCATTGTTAGGTGTAAACTCTAACCCACCAGCAATAGGCATCACAGCATTTAATATGGCATCAGGTGATTTCTTCGAGCTTTCAAGTATTACTGGTACTGGTTTTACTGTTCATTTTAAAAATAGTTCTGGAAGTTCTGTAGATCGAAACTTTAACTTTACTGCTATTGGTTTTGGTAAAGGTTAATATTTAGGATATACTTAGAAAAAAAGTTAGTTTGCTATGTCAAGAGTCGATAATACTGGTGGATCTGGCTTTACCGTTGATAATGGTACTGGTCTTGTTGTAAGAACAAAGCTAAATCAAATAATTGCTGCACTTAGTACTGTTAATCAAGGCTCTGGCGATCCTACAATCGGTGTGGCGGCTTATGTTCCTCATATTGATGGTAATACCTTAAAAATAAGAAACGCTGCTAATAACGCCTTTGTAAGTCTAGGTGATGTATCTGCAACAAACTTTGGTCATGCTGGATTATCAGCAGCTAATACTTTTACCTCAACAAATATATTTCAGGAGGATGTAACTTTTGATGGTGCTACTGCCGGAAGAGATATTGTTTTCGACAGATCAGATAATGCTCTTGAGTTTGCTGATAACGCAAGTTTAGTTTTTGGGGCGGGTTCAGATTTAACCATCACGCATGACGCAACTGATAGCACAATAACAAGTGCAACAAACGATTTAAAAATTACTAGTAATGGTGATGACCTTATCCTTGAGGCTGAAGATGATGTAATTATCAGGGACAATGGTGGTTCTAATATTTTGGCTCAGTTTATTAATGGTGGAGCAAATGAGCTATATCATAATGCAACAAAGAAATTTGAAACTGCTTCAGGGGGCATTAGTCTTACAGGAGGAGCAGCAGCAAACATCACAGCATTATCAGACGGAGCAACAATAACAATAGACATGGCAACAGCCTGTCATCATTCAGTAACGCTAGGTGGCAACAGAACTTTTGCAGCACCAAGCAATCAGGTAGTCGGCCAAGCAGGCTCAATCTTCATAACTCAAGATGGTACAGGTTCAAGGACAGCTTCATTTAATAGTGCATTTAAATTTGTAGGAGGTACAGCCCCAACCTTAACAACAACTGCTGCTGCGGTAGATCGAATTGATTACATAATTTTATCCAGTAACGTAATTCATTGTGCAGTTTCTTTAGACGTTAAGTAATGCCATTTTTTGATCCAATAAGAATAGGGGCTTCTGGGGCTGCTGTTGATTACACAGTAGACCGCAGTTTAAGGTTTAATAAGGCTGATGACGTTTACTTAACAAGAACTCCATCTAGTACAGGAAATCAAAAAGTTTGGACTTTTAGTGCATGGATAAAAAGAACAAATTTAACTAATAATTATCATTACATTTATTCTGCACATAGTGGTAGTAATTATTTTGCCTTATATTTTCAAGATGATAATTTACATAGTTATTTTGACCCAGGTAGTAACTATGGAGTTCTCAGTGATCGAGAATTTAGAGATGTAGGAGCTTGGTTTCATCTTGTACATCAAGTAGATGCACTCAATACAACACAAAGAATTTGGATTAATGGTGAAGAATTAACATTAAATTCTGGGCGTAATCCTAGTAATAATAACTTCCCCATGAATGAATCTGGTGTTGCTATGATTGTGGGTAATGCTTCATGGTGGCTAGACGAGAGAGCTTCAGATATGTATCTTGCAGAAGTGCATTACTCTGATGGGAATAAATATGAACCTAGTGATTTTGCTGAAACAAATTCCGAAACTGGTCAATGGATTCCAAAATCACCTTCTATTACATATGGGACAAATGGATATTATTTAAATTTTTCTGATAATTCTGGCACATCAAGCACCACACTTGGCAAAGATTCAAGTGGTAACGGCAACAACTTCACACCAACTAATTTCTCTGTAAGTGCTGGAACTGGTAATGATTCCATGAAAGATACTCCTACAAATAACTTTGCTACTTACAATTCAACCTTTGAAATCGCTTCCAGTGCATCTTATTCAGAGGGTAATTTAGGATTTTCAACTTCATCAACAGGACAAAAGTTAGCTCGATCAACTTTCGCCCATAATTCTGGAAAGTGGTATGCAGAATTTAAACTTGTAAGTTATTCTTCTGCGAGTGGTTCATACCCTTATATTGGTGTATCTCCAGCAAATAAAGCCGATCCGTATGGTGATCATAATACTTGGGTAGGTTATATAGGAACCGCAGTAAATACTGCTGGTACTGCCTATAAAAATGGGAGTACAATAAGCGGTGGATTTTCTTATGCTGCTGGGGATATTATTGGCATGGCAATGGATGTTGATAATTTATTAGTTTATTTTTATAAAAATGGGACTATACAAAATAGTGGTAGTGGTTATGCCTTAACATCTGACACTGATAGAGGTTATCAGTTTGCAGTTTCTTTTTATGCAAGTAGTGGAACATGGGCTGCTAATTTTGGGGGTATTGGTATAGGTAGTTATTCAGATGCTAATGGTCATGGCAATTTTACTTATTCAGTTCCTTCTGGATATTTGGCAGAATGTTCAGCAAACTTACCTGAACCAACAATATTGCTACCTAACAAACATTTCGCACCTTTTACTTATACAGGTACAGGATCTAGTGGTGACGTTGTTAATATTACAAATTCAGATGTAGATTTTACTCCTGAT